ATCTTGAAAAACAAAACTGCCGGCTGCATCAACATAGAATGCACCGAACTCTGTCGTTTCAATTGTCTGACAAGCTTGAAGGGCAGTGCGTGCCGTGCCAGGATCAGCCTGAACCGTGGTGAGGCCAGGGTCAACATCACGCATTGTGGACGGCCAACCGATTTGGTCGAGAATGTTATTGATACGGGCCCCGGTTAACTGACCCGCGCTTGTTCCTGCAACGGTCGAAATCTGAGCATTTTGAACCAATCGCATGGCATCAACGGCCTGGATTGTCGTGTAAACGACATCCCCAACGGCAGATTGTGGAGTTGTCGTAGTGTAAGAAGTTATGAAACCACTAAAGACGGGATAAGTGACACCAAGAAATGTGGCAGTGATTTGCACTTTTCTCATTGGAGTGAGGAGGTTGTAATAAGGCCCGGCGGCATTCATAGGGTTGAAGTCGCCGTTTTGGTCAACAATGCGCAATGAGAGTGTGCCAGTTTGAAATTGGTCAGCCTGAGCATTTCTGCCCCGCCTAGTGCTGATTGAATCAACCACATTGGAGACATCCACAATGACTGAAGCTGCATCGGCCAAGATGTTAGTGCCAAGAATGCCTTGATCTAAAATAAAGGCCTGGGCAAAACTTGGGCCGGTGCTGAAATTGATGTAGCAATTAATGACTGGCATTGTCATGCTGGCAACGCCCCTGCATAAGTGGTCAAATATCCACGGCGGGCAATCTCGTTAAGCGCATTTTGCACTGCATCCACAATGACATTTTCATCAGCCATTGATGGGCCAGTATTGACCGTCACTGAAATGGCAGCCTTGGCATCAACATTGCGGTCTTTGGCTTGGGTTGGGTTGTAATCAATTCCAGGGATAAGCGCGGGAGTGCCGTCAGATTGAATTGGGATATTTGTTGGGATATTGGTCAAAAAGTTTTGGTCATAATTTCTATCCATGTTTTGCGTTGGATTGAATGTAACCCCAGGGATACCCGTGCCGTATTTCATAAGGGCAATGGAAGCCAATCCGGCTGAATCTGCAAGGGATTTTAACGCAGTCGCAGCTTCTAATTCTTGCTTCAATTTGTCGGCCTGAGCCTTGACCAAGGCATCATTGGCGGCTTGGGCAGTCTTACCAGTCTCATCAAGAATGGCAATCTGAGCACGAATGCGTGCCTTTGTTTCCTCATCAGTAGCTTGATTCAATGCCGCATTTAGGCCAATCCGCTCTAAGTCAAACTTTTTCTTGAGCTCGTCTAAAGCGGCCTGATCCTTCTTCATTTGCGCTTCTTCTTTTGTAGCCTTGTTCTTGGCTGCAAGCATGGCTAATTCTTCTCTTTTTTGTGCTGCTAGTTTTTTATTGTATGCAACCGCAGCAGCGCGCTCACCAGGGCTTTGTTGTGCTGCACCGTAGTTAGTCGCGGGCTTGTTCATCGGAATTAAGCCATATTTCAAATCAACTCCGGCGAAAAGTGACTTCATGCGTGAAGGTGAAATAAGAGTTGCTATGCCTTGCGCAAGCAAATCGATCTTGTCAATTGCTTTGTCAAGGTTTCCATCTCCGGCAATTGTGGCAAATGCATCAACTAAGGCCCCGCCAATAGTCTCTGAAGCATTGGCAGCAGCAACCTCAAGCTTGTCTAATTTACCTGCATAGGTATTAGCAGCAATTGAAGCTTGCCCCTTGCTAAGTTCTGTTATTTTTTCCAAGATTTCTTCAAATGACATAGCGGTCAATTGGGCTTTTGTTAAACCTAAGCCATATTTTTGCAGCCCCTTAGTATTTCCCGCATATGCACGGCCAAGGTCGCTGGCAACTGAAACAACGCTTTCCCCACTTTGTGCACTGAGGTCAAGGGCAGTTTTTAACAAATCTTGTGACTTAGTCAAATCTCCAGTGGTGGTCAATAATTTCTGATATGCCGGCCTTAAAAAATCATCAAGCACACCATATTGCTTTTCTAAGTCGCCTATGAAGGTTTTGACTGAGGGATCAGCAAATGCCAAGCCCAAATTGGTAAGCGTGCGAGATAACACCCTGGCAGCTTTATCATCTTCCATAAACGCCTGGACGGAAGCTTTACCAAATTGCAAAATCTTTTGAGCAGAAAAAACGCCCGCAAAAGTTTTTCCTAAATCTTTTATAGTTTTATCAAACCCGGAAATATGCTTCTTAGCTTTGTTCAACCCTTTTGGGTCATACCGTGTGGTTGCGCTAACTAATAAATTTGGCATTATGAGGCCAACTTATAGCCGGATTGAGTAGCCGCACCACCGGTGTCATTAAACACCTTGACGGCTTTATCAATGGCAGTCGTCACGGCCAAGGTTGCCTTGCCTTGGTCTTGTTCCCAAGCCTTAAATATCAAACGGCCTCGGTCAAATCCTTTTCCGTAAAGTGAACCCATCGCGCCAATAAATAATTTACCAGCATCAGGATTGTTTGACCGGCTGACATTATCGCCCTTGCCTTTTGGCCCAACCCAAGGTTGACCACTTGGAAACTTGCGGCCAGCAGTCTCATAGATTGCTCCGGCTGCTGAATTGTTGCGCACATAATACTGAGCACGATAGCCCTGACGATTTTGAATGCTTTTTCCTTGACGGTACACAATGCCGGCCTTGACTTCAGCAGTGTCGAAAAGAGGAAACTTGCGCACGCGGCCACTGGTGTTGAATACGGCTTGGCTCTGTACCTTGCCGCGCTTTTCCCATCCTGAAAGATATGTCGGGAATCCCTGGGGCACATCCCCTCGCGCTTTATCACGAATTGTTAACATTGCAGCTTTGATTTCAATGTTCATTTGCTTAGTCAAGTCTCTATCAAACTTGCGCATTGCCTTCAAAGTGGGTTCAACGCCGGTGATGTTTAGTGGCACGGGCCCTCTCCTTCGCTCTGTCGTTTAGTACCTGAAGCACGGCTTTGAACATTCTTTCATCAAGATCTAAAACTTCATTGGGGCTTATTTTAAGCTCCACCGCTAGTGAGGCCACTAGATAGGTGAAACTTGCCCGTTCTATTTTTTTTCGGGCTCGTCATCCATAACTTCAACCGCAATCAAGGTTCCCAACCATTCTTCACCGAATGGCGGAATGACCTCTACACGAGAAAGCGCATTGTGCGCTAACCAGTAGATGTCACTCTGTTTCTCCTCGTCACGAAATTGCTTATGAATTCCCTTGCCTGTGAACTTTTCAAACGCATATTCAACCACGGGGGTGATTGGAACAATCACATCCCCTGAGGCCCTGGTGATTTTCAAGCGTGCCATTTTTACTCCTTAGAATGCCACTGATGTTGAAACAGTGACTGTTGTGTTTACTGTAAACGAAATTGAAGATGCAGCTTCATCGCCAACGCCGCCTGAACCTACTGGGGTCAGGTTGTTGACAAAGATTGAAAACTGATATGTCGGATTTGTTGCGCTTACTGCGGTTCCCTTAACTGTAATCATTGAAACGGCTAAAGTTGTCGCAAACGCCGCATTGAGTGTCGTCATAACCTGAGATGCTGCCCAGTCATTGAAAAAATCAATTTGTAGCGTTGCGGATTGCAATCCACCAACTACCTTATGAGAAAGATCGCCCATTGTTGTGACATCCAGCTCATCTACAATTTGCGTTAAAGTAATTGCACTCACATAACTTGAGATGTCAATTGATGGAACTGTTGGCGCGGCTGCGGTTGCAAGTTTCACGCCAACATTGTTATTTAAATAGATTGCCATGTGTTATTCCTCTGTTTCTGTTGTCGTTGGCTTCGCAGCCTTTGTATCCTTGATCTGACCGACTTTGACAAGCCAAGCCAAATTCTCTGCGTTTGTTTCGCTCATTTTATCTCCTATGACCAAGTGGTGAGAACTGTGATACTGAAATCCGATGTGAGCATGGGCCCACTCGGTGCATCCAACACTGAAGGAGCTGATGCACCGGTTATGTTGAACACTAATGTTGATGAGGCCAATTTGTTAAACACGGCCACAATCGTGCTTTCAATGCCGTTCAAATTTCCCTGGTTGTCTAGATACGGCACGGTCATAATAATTTTGAAGTTCGCCATGCATGAGATTGAAGCCTGTGAGTTATTTGATGGAACTAAATAAGGGTCACTGGGCGCAACTATCACTGAGTTGGCAAGAATTACTGGGGGCGGGAAGCTGAAGGTTGACCACACACCGGCATTGGCTAAAGCCGCCGCTATCGTTGTGCGTAATGTTGTCAGTGCTACTGGTGGCATCTTTCATCCAACCATTGCGCCTGGGCTCAGGTACGGCGCAAGCAAGCCGCGAATTGAGGCCATTAATGTGTTCGACATTCTGAATGGGCTTGGAGCGTATCCATCAACACCCATTCCACCGTTTTGAGTAGCTTGTCGAGACTGCCAAATGTTTGTTGCCAAAATCATTGATGCTGAGCGAATCGCTGCGGTGTTTGCATATGTTGTGTTTTTATGGTCAGGCCCGGCCATTGTTCCATAAGGTTGAACCAAATGAATTAATTCATCGGTTCCCGCATTTGCAAATTGAATGTATTGGTATCCAAGGGGATAAACCCACCGGCTTGGAAGATAAGGAGCACTCACTGAAGTTGGGTAAGGGCTGGTGCTAGTAATTGTTTTAACGCCGTTGTATGTAGAACCGCAATTGCTAAGGGTAACTAATTCGCCAACAACAAATTGTGCTGGATTAGCAATGATTGCCGTTCCAACATTTGCTGAACGCCCGGTTGCAACAACTGGTGCAGTGTTAAACCAAAGAAATGAATTGATGAGATCTTGAGCAGTCTGAGCACATTCTTCAACCGTAGCATCTGAATAAAGCGTGCCAATTCCCAGTGAATCGCGTAATTCTTGCATAGTCACATAAGTTGCGGCCATCATCATTCCTTTCTTTGATAAGGCTTACAGGGCCAGGGCCTCCTAGCCCTGTAAGCGGCTTAGGGTTTTATCAGGTTAGGTTATAGCGTTGCAGACCACCGGAAACAAGTGTCTTTGTCGCAAAATAACCATAGAGCATCGTGGAAATT